TCGATTTTAAATGCGTCACGCGCACCACAGTATGGTGAGCCGTCAGCGTTCTTTACGGGAACTAGCCCGTATGGGGAAGCTGTAGTAGCCATTTTAGATTTCCTCTAAAAATAAGTTTAGTCTATTTAGCCTTGGCCAAATGAGACATTCGTTTTCCTATCATTAAAGATAGGCATTCTCGGATCGTTTTCACGCATCAAGTTGTTATCCACTGCTGCCATCTGATTATTAGTCTGCTCGGCGTAGTAGTCTCTACGCTGTTGTAGCATCTCATCAGGCATCTTACATAGCATTAGACCGCCAATTACGATGTTATCTTTGAACTTATCGCTCTCAGTAACAACCATAGTAATCTCGGGATGGTCTTCTGCACGTACGGGTGTCCAACCTTCGCGCAATTTTGAGTTAATGTTACCGGCATCGGTAGCGCCTAACGTACTAATACGAACCCATTTGAACGCATACCCCGGTTCTGGGGTTGGATCAGGTAGTAAACTTGGGGCTTCCCATTGTTTAGGTGCCGCAGTTTTCTCACGGGTTTCTTGGTCGCGTTTGATTCTATTATCAGCCATGTTACACATTCCTCATCATTACTAGTTGTTTGGCGTACTGCTCATTAGTCAGTCCCAAACGTTTGGCAAGCCGTACTTGTGTTTGCGTTAAAGTGACCTTTTTAGGGGCCGTGCTCCGCGTAGCGGGGGCAACCACATTAGCTCGTTTCTTTTTCGGTGCATCCTCGAACTTGTCGGGGAAGATTTGTCGCATACGAGTGTCAATTTTCTCGTAGTACTCGTCGCTGTCAGTACTCATACCTTCAGCTATGAGTTTGTTATGTACTCCCATTGCTAGACTGTTCATCTCGAGGTCTGTTTCAAACCAAGGGTTGCGAGCTACCCAGTCTTCGGCACGTTTGTCAACTTGCGCTGACGAGTTGTCCTGTATTGTTACATCGGAAGCGTCCTCTTGTAAAGGTTGCGGCTTAAAATTCTTTACTTTATCAGCCTTTATCTTTGCAGATGTTAACTTTTCCTGCGCTTCCATGACTTTTTCTGAGTCTCCCGACTCATATGCGTCTTTATACTGCCTTTTGGCTTGTAGCACCTCAATGGCTGTATTTCGCTTAGCTTGCTCTAACAATGCCTCGCGGTTCTTATTAACATCGCCTTTAAGAGCGTTATTTTCGTCAGCCAATTTCTTGGCGAACTCAACAGCTTCTTGGCGCTCACGTTCAGCCGATTCTTTAGCCCGGCGTTCGTCGTGGTAACCCTTTTGGATTTTGTTAATACGCTTTTTAACTTTAGAAGAGTAACCTTCAAGCTCTTGCTCAGTTACATCCTCTGGTGCTTCAGAAGCCTCACGCCCTTGGTCTTCTTCAGGGGTGTCATCGACGATTTCAATGTCATCATCATCTTCTTCAACTTCGACTTCTTGCTCCTTTTTATAGTCGTCTTCAGTTTTCTTGCCGCTGATGTCAATCTCTACCGAGCCTGACTCTTCGACCTCGACTTCTTTTTCCTCGGCTTCATGAGGAAACTCAAACTTCACTTCTTCAAATGGCATGACTTTCTCCTTACGCGTGCGTGATGCCACGAGGGTCGCCAATAACGGCCTCAATGGAATCATCGTTCATTAAGCGGTACTCTTTACCAGATACAGTAAAGCGCGTTCCGGTGTTCATACGAAACATTACGTAGTCCCCGACTTTGCACCATGGTTCGCCACTAAATCGGTCTTTGTCGGTATAGGCTTGTTCGCCCATATCTATCACAATGCCCATAATGGACATAATGTACTCACGTTTAAGCACGGAATCGGTCTTAATAAGGCCACCTTCGTACTCAGTTTCTACTTCAGGTAAGGCTACTAATACACGATAGCCCACAGGTTTAGGGAGTTGCGCCTCGAAAAGCGCTTCTTCCTGTTCTTTCCGTATGTGCGGAGGCACAGCGAGGATTGAATCAGTCATCATCTTCTTCCAGATAGTTTTTGGCGAGGTCTTCGACATGGTTTAGACAGGAGTCGTATCCTCGGATTTTTCCTGTTAGTTCTCGGTATTCAGCGTAGCTATTAGCCCCGCCTCCACTGAGAAATACTTGCAAAGAGGCTTTATCCTCATTGATTTTGTCGCGCAGTACGTCAAATACTGTTTTAGCCATTACTTGTCACCCTTGGGTTTGTTGTTGGCGTTTCTCATGTTTAGTAAGTCCATATCTACCTTAGTATTGTCGCGGCGGCGGTCTGCGGACATCTTAGCTCCCGCTTTGCGCTCGTCTAGCTCCAACTCGGCTTGTTCTATTTGCATTTTCATCTCAGCTAACTTGGCGTCTAACGCTAGTTTCTGCTGGGCTAGTTGTGCGTCAGTCTGATCTTTCATAGCCTTACGCTGTGCTTCAGCTTGCGCTGCTTGGGCGTCGGTCTGATCTTTCTGCATCTTACGCTGCACTTCTTGCTGTTTGGTTTGCTGCTCTTGCTGCTGTAACTGGAACACGGGGTCTTTGGCTTGTTCTTGCGCTTTCTTCCCCGCTGCTTGTTTCTTGTGTCCTTCGGTTAACTGCTTGCCTGCGTCTGCGACTAAGCGAGACAAGTTAACTTCGACCTCTTCTGGCAGCTCACTGTTAGGCGGCGTTAAGCCAAAACCTAACTTCTCTTCCATCTGCTGCCTATATAAGAAGGCTGTATGCTCAGCAATGTGGGCTTGTATAGCCCCCATGATCTGCTTGGCTTGTGGGTTTTGGCCAATCATCTGAGCAATCATCGGGTCTTCCATAAACGACTTGTGGGCGTCAATGTGGGCTTGATGATCTTGGTAAATAAACGCTTGAACAGGCTTTCCAGTTAAGAAGCCCATGTTTTCACTAATTGGGTCTGTAGGCTCTGCATCTTCCGATGTAGGTACTAACTTCTCCGCGTTCTTAACACCTAACACGTCAATCATCTGACGGTGTAGCTGCGGTAAATCATATATCTGTGGCGCTTGTGACGACATCTGGAGGACTGTCTGATACTGGACAACACGTTGTGCCATGGTTGTGTTGTTAGGATCACTTACAGGGATAACCTCAGTCATCTCGTAGTCCGAGCGTTTTGCGTTCAGCTCGCCACGATGGGGTTGGTACTTGTATGAAGCGGGTGCGTACTCAGCCATGAGAGACTTGAGTAGCTTGAACTCCTGCTTCATAGAGTAGTGAACACGGGCCTGTACAGCGGCCATAGGCTTGAGCGTACGTTCTAGTATCGCAAGAGTCGTGCCAACTGGAGCGTTAGCGGACATATCTGAGATGTCCATGTCACTAATAGCCCCTAGGCGGCGGCCTTCAGTGGTAATCTTGTCCAATAACGCTAGTAGTGTCTGGCTAGGTTCTTTGTACGGTAGCGGCATAATGTTGTCGCGGATTGCACCTGACGGTACATCGACATCCTTCCACTCCCCCGGCTCAATCGGCGTATCATCACCCTTAATACGTAACCCGCGAGCCTTTAAACCGCCCGGTAGGTTAGATAATGTACCAGCATCAACCAACTGGCGAATGATAGACGTACCTGCGCGTGCGTAGCCGCCAATGATATGGATTAGACCCATACCGTAGAAACCAAAGCCCGGAACGTATGTGTAATGTACAAAATGCTGACGCTTCATATGTAAGTCGTCGTCTTCGTCCCAGTTGCGTCGGATGGCTAATACTTCGCCTGTACCGCGCTCGATGGTGACAACGTACGGCTTAGCGATCTCGTCTTCATCGTCATCTAATGCTTCTATAAACAAGTCAACGTGTACTTCATACAGTGTGTAGCGGTCATCGTCGCTTATTGAGTAACCACCTTCTTCTGCCTTACGTTCTTCAATGTCAGTATGGTACGCCTGCGGCTCCCCCAAACTAACATCTGAGTAGAACCCTATGGACTGTAGTTTCTTCAGCTCATTTTTGGTTTTACGCATAACGTGAGTAACACGCTCAGCAGTCTCTATAGTAGACGCACCGTAAGGCACGATTACTTCTTCCGCTGGGATGTAAGTAGCGCATGGACGGCCCATGTTCGGCTCGTAATAAACCTTCTTAAAAGCAGAGCCTGATAGACCTAAAGAGTATAAGAGGCGCTCGTGCTCTGGGCGATACTCAACCATGTTCTCGGTAAGTTCATAGTTCATATCGGCGCGTACACGCTCCGCTGCTTCTTCTTTATCTTTAGTCTCTTCACCCAAAATCTTAGTCTTAACGGGGCCAGCGGCAGGGAACGTCTCAGACATAGCTTCTGCTTGGAACCGAATAGCCGCTTCGGCAAGTACCGTAGAGTACACCCCACAGGCGTTTTCCCATGGCTCTGTACGTTCTTCGTACTTAAAGCCCAGCACATCAAGCCCATCAACGTAAGTATCCGCCCACTCCTTTCGGCTTTGTACGTCGGACTCAACTGACGATAGCAAGTCATTGGCTAGTTCTGTCAGCTCGTTCTCATCTAACTCTTCAGCTAGGTTGTCTTCAAACTCGACGTCTCCAAGTTCCTCATCGTCTGGCATGAGTGATATTTCTACACTGCCATCACTTAGCGTGACTTCTTTAGGATCGGTAATCTCGATCTCCAGAGCGCTTTCCAAGTCAGGGTCTATGCCCTCATCTATGCCTTGTGGTGCCTGATATAAACCTTTTTCAATTGCCATTATTTTTACCTTTTTAATTTGCCTTCACGGATTAGCTTGTCACCCTGCGCTTTGGGAATAGACCCGCTACCGTAATTAGTTAAGTAGTTTTTACCATCGCCGGAAACGCCAACTATACGTTTGCCCCCAGCTACTGCGCCGCCCTTGTTATATCTTTTCATTAATAGTATCCGCCCCTACGCGAAGATTTAAATTGTTTTATCTCGTCTTGTTCATCTGTGGGTAGTCGTATAAACCCACCTTGCCTAAATCGCATTAGCGCCATTACCATGGAGTCAACTAAGTCATCGTTACTAGCGAACGGGAAGCCCGCTACTTCATCTACAAGCTCTTCAGCCCAGCGCGTAGCTGGAACCCAGCACAGCCCTGAAGCCACAATATCTGTTACAGAATTCAAACGTGCTAACTTATCACCTGAACCCCTGTGTGGAGTAAACTCCGATACGGGTAGTCCCATACGGCGCATCTCTTGGTATATAGCTACGCCAGAACTCTTCTTCTCCACGATAAACGCATCGGGATCCCAAGCATCGTACTCTTCCATGCACATCTCTTTAAGTTCTGGAAACTCCATCCTTCTCTTTATACTATTTAAGAGCATGAGGTTGTACGCGTCAGTCTCTTCATTCATAAAGACACCCCACGTAGTCAGTGCCGTGTAATCCGCACGGTTATGCTTCTCTGCCGCCGAATCCAGCGACATGATCACAAACTCACACGGTGGAGGTCGTTCTGCGCCCCACATCTGCCACCACTCACGTTTTACAAGTGCTGCTTCTTGCGATGTGGGCTGCTGCTGGTACTGCGCGTTCCACTGGAAGTTCGGCATTGACGCTTTGGTACGTAGTAATGCTTCTAAGTCAAAGAACTCTGGCCACAGCGGTTTCTCCACTATTTGTCCAGTCTCTTCGTTTTCTATCTCTAGTATTGCTGGAAATTCGATCACTTCAAACTTATCAGAGCGGTCGTTATTTACCATATCCTTGATTACACGGCCAGTCAGGTCATCCATATGCCATCTTGTCTGTATAATAGCCACTCGGCCCCCCGGCATAAGCCGAGTTCGGGCACCAAACGTGTACCATTCGTACGCTTTCTCAAAAACAGAGAAGTTACCGTTGATAACGTCCTGCTCCGAGTGCGGATCATCGATCAATAACAAGTCAGCACCCCGTCCCGCTAGTGCTGATCCCACACCACAGGCGTAATACTCGCCTCCGACGCTAGTGTTCCACCGTCCGGCTGATTTAGAGTCTTTAGACAGGCCAACTGTAGGGAAGATGGCTGCAAATGCCTCACTAGAGATCAAATTTCGCACTTTCCGTCCAAAATCTACTGCTAAATCGGTGGTGTGGGATACCATCATGACTTTTTTGTCGGGATTTCGCCCTAAAAACCACGCTGGGTAGAAAATAGACACTAGTTGGGACTTACCATGACGTGGTGGTATGTTTACACACACCCTATCACGTGTCCCGGCCTCAATGGCCATAAGTTCGTCGGCCAAAATCCTGTGGTGCTTGCCCACAAGGAAGTCAGGCATCATTAATTTAGCAAATTCTATAAGATCATCGTGTGCAGCGGCGTTAGCTTCGCGCCCATCAAGCTCATCCACAATAGTATTGATCTCAATGACTTCATCATCTGAGTAACTATCGAGGTTATCCAACATTACTTGGACTTCTGCTCTTGTGAAGTTAGTCGTCGTCATAGATTGTGTCGTCTTCTTCACCAAATGCTTCAGTTATACTGAGAGGTTTGCTTTCAACAACTACTGCGTCTTCTATTTCTTCGGGGTTTACGAGTTTTTCTAGCTTCCCACGCAGTTTTGCG